TGGCGCTGATTGCGCAACAGCCGCGCCAGAGTCGCCAGCGTGGTGACAAGCTCATAGGCATCGTCGGGGTTGCCATAGAGATTGCGCTGGTAGGTCGTCTGCTCTCGGGCGAGCATCGGCTGATTGTCCGATCCGGTCTTCTGGATCGCGATGCCGCTGAGCGCGAGGCTGTTAAGCTCGGCGAACTTGAAGCGCTCTTGCAACGCCGCCGGCTTGATCTGATTGAGCGAGAGCGACTGCAGCGGGCGCGCCGGATCGTTGATCAGTGCGCGCTGCGCCTTCGCCGCATAGGCCGCCGCCCATTCGAACGCCGGCGACGGACTGCCGACTTCGAAGCCGAGAATCGACACTACGCCCGAATTGCGCGTGCCGCCGAACGTGAGCAGATCGGCGTACATGCCGCGCTTGGCCGAGAAGATGTGGCCGAAAAGCTGACGCTGCCAGCCCCACCGTCCGGAATCCGAGAAGCCGTATTCAAGCTCCCATGCCTGCAGCGACGTCGAGTCGCTGTAGGGCATCGCGACATACTCGAATTCCATCTCACCGAGATTATCAATCGCGTCATCCATCGCCGGCACACCGACGCCGCCGGTGAGCGTGCCGCCGACAGGCAGTGTGATCGACATCCCGGGCGGCATGATCTCGCCGCCGATCGAACCGAAGTAGTTCACGCCGACGGCGATCTCGTTGCCGTTGACGCCCTTCCACACGGCGGTGAGCGTCACTTCGGTCGGCCCGCCGACGCTCGTCACCGGCAGATCGATTTCCTCGTTGATCGCGGCCGAGATCGCGACATGGATTTCATTCACCGTGTCGCTCGCGCCGACGTTGACCGGGATGTGATTGCCGCCGATGTAGAGATGGATCGTGCCGGCTTCGGTCGGCGCTGTCGCCACCGTGATGACGCCGCTTGCGGCGGTGCCGGCGGCGGGCTCGGCGAGCGGCAAGCCGTAGACCAGTCCCGACGTGTTGTTGTTGTAGAACGCGCGAAACATGCGGGCCAGTTCAGAGCCGGGCCCGAACGCTTCATCGGCCTGCGCCTGTGAACCGATCGCGAGCGGGATGTCGATCGGCGCGGCGCCGGCGGTGATCTTGGTGCCGACGAGCAGGGCCGGCTGCTTGAGCACCGGCAAGCCCGCCTTCGACGGATCGACTTCGACCCAGTATAGCGGCACTTTGATTTCAGCGGGGATTTGCGAGAACGAAATAGGCATGACGGTGCTCCTGTGAAAGCTGTGCGAATGCTGGCTGGCCTTTAGGCTGCCGGCTCGTGCGCCTGCGCCCGGCGAGAGCCGCCACGGCGGTCGACTTCCTCGTGCTTCTCTTCACGCTTCGGTTCGGCGGTCACCGAGCCTTCCTTGATGCGGCGGCGGGTGAACTGATCGAGCGGCCATTCGACCGAGCCCTCTTTCGGGAACGCGATGCCGCCCTGCGGGTGCTTGAGCGCACGGCGCAGTTCGTCGCTCGCCGGATTGACGCGCACGCGCGGTGCGGGCGGGTTGATCTTCGCCATGTGCTCCTTGCGCGCTGCGACTTGCTGTTCGCGCAAGCTCTTCTCGCCTTCGTTGCTGGCCATTGGTCGTGTCCTCACGCGGTTCGCGGGCCGACAGGACGCCGGCGCGCTTCGGGTCTTGCAGTCAGTCGGTGGATTAAGCGGCGGCCTTCAGCTTGGCCGGCGTGAACTCGTATTCGGTGATGATGCGCAGCACTTCGTCGACCGGAGGGATGGTGCCGTCGTGGCGCAGCGGCACGGTCTCCTGATGGATGCGCAACAGGTCGTCGGTGATGATCGGCGGGAAAGCGGCGCGGAAGACCACGACCGCCTCATACTGCAGTTCGGCGATCGGCGTTTCATTCGCCCCGATCTGATCCCAATTGATCTTGTAACTGCCGCCCTTGATGCCCTCGATGATGATGCCGTCGGGCAGCGTCACCACGCCGGCGGGCGCGCTCGTGTCGATCAGGTTCATGATGTACTGATCGCGCCACAGCCCGTTCATGATCTGCCAAAAAGCCGCGTCAAGTTTTCGCTGGCTCTCGACCGGATCGTTGTTCTGGATCACCACCGAGAAGCCGACGGTCATGTCGTTGATGAAGCGCACGTCGCCGGCATTGATGTCGCCGTCGGCGCTCATGCTCTGGCGCACGAAGTAGACACCGAGATAGGGCAGCACTTCGGGGATCAGCGGCAGCGCCTTGGTGCGCCGCGACTTGAAGCCGACGAAGAACGGCAGCGTCACGGTCTTCGCATAGAGCGTGTCGACGATCACCATGCCGTAGCTTTGCGTGTCGGTGATCACGGCTTGGCCGCCTCATACTTGCGCAGCGCGCACGTGGTCTGCCCGCCGCCATCCTGATCGGTGTCGGTGATCTCGAACTCGCCGAGCGGCGCGCCATTGCAGTCGAACGGGATGGTGACGCGATCGCCCTGCATCGGGACCACGGTGTATTCGGCATCGCGGACGTCGAGGATGGTGCGCTGATCGGAGAACACCGAACCATCTTCCATCGTCACGTTGGTGTCGCCGGTGTTGAAGATGCCGCGCGCGGGATACGCGGGCGCGCCCGGCTGCGACGCGAGCGGCGTCACAGTGATCGGCACCGAGAACATATCCTGACACGGCAGCTTCGCCATCGTTGAGAAGTTCACCGACATCGCGTCACCATTTGATCTCGCGCTTCATCATCAGGTTCATGCGCGCACGCAGCACGTTGAAAAGCTCGGGCCGCAGGATCGGACGCTAGCCCGGCATCCGCTGCACGCGGCGGCTGATGATGCGCTGGCGCGTGCGTAGCTGCCGCGTCGTGCGCCCGCGCGGCCATATCCGCGTCTCGGCTGTCGTCGGGTTGATCACTTCGGTGATCGGATGCTTGCGATTCATGTCTTCGGTCTGCCATGCCGTCAGTTCGGCCGGCACCGGCACGACCTGCAGCTTCGCCATCATCTTCTCGACGCGCTCTTCGATCGCCCACGTCTCGATCAGGATTTCGAAACCCATCACACTTCCAATCGGCTGTAGTGATAGAGCAGCGCATGCACGGCGCGGATCGCTTCGCTGCTACTGCCGCCGCTCTCGTTGGCGCTGCCCGCTGACTGGTTCGGATCGAAGAACATCACGCGCGAGTCCTTGTGGCTGATCGAGCGGATGCCGGCGGTGGCCTCGCGCTGCGCCTCGGTGCGGCCCTTGCGCACGAGCAGCGATGCGGCGTTCTTCAGATCGGCCGGCGCCTCATAGGGCAGATCGAATCCGCCGGTGTAGGTGACGACGATCTGCGCGCCGATCGGCCCGAAGATCGAGAGCTTGCCGGATGCTTCCTCAAGCTCGTAGCCGGTGACCGGCAACAGCGCGCCGCTCGGTGACTCGACGCTCTCGATGTCCTCTTCTTTCACAGGCCAGTGCGACAGGAACACGCGCCGATCGTTGGTGTCGCGCCACGTCTCGCGCACGCGCTCGCGCGCGAACACGCGGTTGGTGACCTCGGACACATAGGCCGAATACCAGTCGATCATCTGGCGCAGTTGCGGATCGCTCGACACGTCGGCGGCGCCGATGCCGAGCATGACTTTCAATTCGTCGAGCGACAGCAAAGCGAAGCTGTCGGCCGGCGTGAGAATCTTGATGGTGCGATCCGCCATTGTCTCAGCCGCCGTCGGTCTGGAATTGCTCGAACAGTTCGCGCAGATCGAGCGGGGCGCCTTCGGTGCCGTCGCTCAGCATCGGCTTGGCCTCATAGCTGCGCCGATCGATCAGCCAGCGCGTGATGCCCGGACCGGCGGGACCGCGATCGCCGCGCGGACCCTGCACGCCCTTCTCGCCCTTGGTGCCGTGCGCCACGAGCAGTTGCCAGTCGTCGCCCGGGATCGGGCCCGGGTTGTCCTTGCGCGCGACGAAGCTGCCCTTGTTGAACGCGACGATGTCGAGCGCGCGATATTTCTCGCGCTCGCTATAGGTGCCGCGCACGCCCGGCGACGCGCCATCGCGACCGCCGCGCGCGAGGCACAGCCAGTCGTCATGCGGTGGCGTCTGTCCGGTGTCCTTGGTCGCCTGCCACAGCCCGCCGCCGTGCGCGACGACCTGCGCCGCGTAGTGAACCGCGCCGGGCGCGTAGAGCTTGACGATCGGCAACAGCCCGGGCGCGCCGCGATCTCCGGTCTCGCCCTTGTCGCCCTTCTCGCCGGGCTCGCCACGCGGGCCGACGTCGCCGGCTTTGCCGATAAGGCCAGCCAACCCTTGCTCACCTTTTTCGCCGCGTTCTCCGCGTGGGCCGATGTCGCCCTTCAAGCCCATTTCGCCGCGCGCGCCGGGCTCGCCGGTGGGGCCGCGTTCGCCGGCAGGACCGGAGGGACCGACAGCACCGGGCTCGCCAGCGAGGCCCGGATCGCCGGCAGGACCGGGATCGCCCTTCAGCCCAATATCGCCTTGCGGACCTGTTCCGCCGTCAGCGCCGCGCTCGCCGGCAGGTCCGGCGGGTCCGGCAGGTCCGATGTCGCCTGCGGCGCCACGCTCGCCGGTGGGGCCGGCTGGCCCGGCAGGACCGACTTCGCCGACGGCGCCACGTTCGCCTGCGGGTCCGGCAGGTCCGACGGCACCGGCGGCGCCGGTCTCGCCTGCGGGTCCGCGCTGTCCGATGATTCCGCGCTCGCCCTGCAATCCTTTTTCGCCGCGTTCGCCGGCTGGTCCGGCGGGTCCGGTCTCGCCGGCCGGGCCGGGCTGTCCGATGATTCCGCGCTCACCTTGCAATCCTTTCTCGCCAGCCGGGCCGGCGGGTCCGCGCTCGCCGTCTTTCACTTCGGCGAGCCGCGCGCGCACCATATCGAGCACTTCACCGCGCAGCGTCACGATCGCGGCCTGCATCTTGTCGATCGTGCCGTGCGCCTTGGCGATCGCGCTTTGCGCCTGCGCCTCGATCAGCGCGCGCTCGCGTTCCCAATGCCGGCGTTCTTGCACCAGCACTTCGCCGAGCGCCTCGCGCCATGCATCAAGCAGATCGTCGGCGGCCAATCCTTGAGGCGGCGCGTAGGATGTTTCTGACTTCCCGTTGGACGTTGTCGTCATGGCCTTTGCCTTCGACTGGTGACGCGGGCGGCTCGGACGGTTTCTTTTCGTCGGGCTTGGCGAGCAGCGCAGTCGGCGCGCCGGACACCGATGGCGGCGCGCCGGGACCGGGCGCTGCCGGGATCGCGCCGGCCGCCGAGAGCGGAACGACTTGCTGTTGCACGCGCGGCTCGTCGCCGAACTCGACATTGTCGAGTCCTTCGCGCTCGCGTGCTTCGTTCGGCGCCAAGATGCCGCCCTGCACACCGCGTGCGAGCGCATCGATGCGATCCTTGAAAGCCGAGCGCAGCAACGCGTTGGTCTCGAATTCGAGATATTCTTCGGGCTGTCCCTTCAATTGGAATAACAACCCGAACGCCTCTTCGATGTGGTTGAGCGCGAAGCCGAGCCCGGTGGCGATCCATTGCTGCATCAGCGCCTCGGTCGACGTGACGCCGGTGCCACCGAGACCGAGCAGTGCGAGCGGGATGCGATAGGCCAGCGCGATGTTCTGCCCCGACAGCTTCATGATCTCGGCAAGCTCGGCGTCCTTCGCGCCGATCGCCCACGGCTGCACCTTCAGGCCGGCGGTGAGGATCGGCGTGCCGCCTTGCTGCAGCCCACGCACCTGTTCGTTCCAGCGATCGCGCAGCGCCTGCACCTGATCCTTGTCAAGCTGCAGGTCGGTCGACAGCACGGCGCTCGGCCGCGCTTGGTTCATGTAGAAATTGATCTGTTGCTTCAGCATCGCGTTGCCCGCCGCGATGTCGGACGCTGCCGCCTCGATCGGTGAAGCGCCGATCAGCGGGAACGGATAGCGCCGCGAAGGATGCAAGCGCACGTGCAGCACGTCGCGCTGCGGCACCAGCACTTCGCCCAAGCGCTCCATCACGTCATTGCCGCCGAGCCGATAGAACACATCGCCGGTCGAGCGCACGACCTGCGGCGCCGACTGGCGCGGGCTCATCAGATGAAGCTCGTCGATCTCGTAGCGATCGTTGCGCAATGCCAGCGCGTAGGCGTTGCCGTCGAGAAACAGCGAGCGCGTCAGCGCCAGCATGAAATCGCTGATCGTTTGATACAGGTTCGGCTTGCGCAGGATGCGCGACAGCGCCGACGTGGTGACGCGATCGCGGCCCTTCTTGGTGTTCAGTCGCCAGTGATCGCCCGGGCACATCGCCACGGTCTGGCTGTAGGCCGAGAGCGCGGCTTCGACCATCGCCGACGAGCCGGACATATCGACCGGGTCATAACCAAGCTGCCACCAGTTGATGTTCTCGCCGACATAGGCAGGCAGAATCCCGCCCGTGACAGGTAGCTGCCACGGGCCGGGATGATAATCGCCCTCGCCCTTCGTGACGGGCGAGGGCGCACGGCCTACGAGCGGAACGTGCCTCATGTTCAGCTTGTCGATTCGGCCGGCCTCGATTGACGCGTCTGATACCCGCCCGGCTGCGTTGCCGGCCGCTTCGCTTCGCTCTGCTTGCGCTGCCGGTCGAGCGGATTCTGACTCAGATAGTTCGGGTCTTGCTCCGGGCTGCCGTCGGGCTCGTGCTCAGGGAGATGAACACCCATCGCAGCGAGATCGTTTTCCTCCTGCGTTGGAGTCGGCTTGCCGGCTTCCGGCGTTTCCGCCATCCGCGCCTCGCGAGCTTGGCGCTGCTCGGCGATGACCTTCTTTGCGTTTTCCTTCTGAGCCTCGGTTGCCTTGGCCCGTTCTTGTACTGCTTGGTCGCTTGAATGATCGGCCACGATGGACCTCCTTGTTTCAACGGTGGGGGAGTTGAAAGCCCCGCCAGAGTTGGCGGGACTCTCAGACGTCAACGCGCGAGATCACCAAGTGACGCCGGCCATCCACGCCACCACGCCAGAGCGGCGCAGCGTCCAGTTCAGCGGCATGATCAGCCGCAGCGCCAAGCTGTCGGTCTGATAGAGCGACCGCACCGGCGCGGCGACAACGGCGGGCGTGCCCGGCGTGCCGATCGCGAGCGGCAGCGTGTCTTCCATGTGCAGCGTGGCCTGATCCGAAATCTCGAACCGGGGCGCCTCGCCACCGACGGACACGAAGTCGGCGGCATCGACCGCGATCACGGTGCCAACCGGCACGGTGCCCGCAGCGATCACCGGGTAGGTCAGCAACTGGTTGCGCCCGATCTCTTCCTTGAACGGGAACGCGCCAGTGCCCGGTGCGCTGGTCAACGACAGCGTCAGCTTCTGCGCCGGGTTGATCAGCCAGACCATCTTGCGGATGTTGCCGTTGGTCCCGGTCATCAGCGCGCCGGCGATCTTCTGCAGATCGCCCACCACCGCAGCGAAGCCGCCGCCCGTCGTCGGCGTCAGAGACGCAACGCCGTTGAGCAAGCCGGCGGGACGAACCGCCGTCGCCGGGTTGGAATCGAGCAGCACGGCATCGATCGACACCGCCGTGTCCTGCTTGATCGCATCACGCAGCAAGCCTTCGATCGCAGGAATCGAATGCTCGTCGAGTTCGCGAGTCCACGTGGTGATCACGGCCATTTTCTTCGGCGTGAGGATCGCCGCCGTGAACGCACCCTGCCGCACCGGGATCGGCTGGCCTTCACCAACGAACGAACCGGCGATCGTCGGCGTCAGCGAGCGCGTCGGCACCGAGATGCGACCGTTGCGACCGAACGACAGGGAAAGCCCCTGCCCCGCAAGCGACGGGAACACCACGTTGGGATAGAGCGGCTCAAGGAAGTCGGCGTTGACTTGCTGGATCAGTTCAGCGGCCCATCCGACGACGTTGGTCATCGCCGGCGCACTGGCCGCCTTTGACGTGAAGTCGATGAACACCTTGGTCGCTTCGTCGTCGCCGTAGATCAGCTTGCGCATCTCGTCGACGTTGCGCTTCTCGCGGTGGGCGAACAGCCGCACCACGCCGTCACGCACCAGATACTCGATCGGGTCGATCGTCTTCGGCTTGAAGCCGAACGGCCGGGCCGAGCGCATCGACGCGGCGGCGATCGCCGAGCCGTTGCCCTTGTCGTGGCCGTTGCCATTGCCGTTGTCGGCGTCGTTCGAAAGCAACAGGCTCTTCTCGGACTCCTTGAGCGACGCGAGGCTCTTTTCTTCCTGCTTGATCCTCGCGTTCAGTTCGTTGGTCACTTCAAGGTCGGCGTCGCTGACATTGCTGTCGTCGACGTTCTTGAGATGCTCAGTCAGCTTGTCTCGGTAGGCGACGATGCGCGCCTGCGAGTCAGTGATACGTTGTGCAAAGGCAGACATTGACTTGCCCACTGTGGGAGATGTGTCGGCGGGCTTGCCGGTGAGCCGACGATCGTGTTCGAGCGCGTCCCGGCTGCCGGGCTTGGCAAAGACGCGCTTGATCGTGTCGTCGGAAATGCTGAGAGACTTGGCGACCGCGAGTGCGTTCGGATTGGCCGGCACCGTCACCAGTGATGTCTCGACCAACTCTTGAGCGAGGTAGCGCGAGCCCGCGAAGGGATCGCCCTTGACGATCGGTTCGTGCTTTTTCGGCGCGAAGCCGACGCTCACGGCTTTGAGAATGCCGTGCTCGATCAGCGCGTGAATTTCATCGACGCGCGGAATCTTTCCTTTGGGCA